GAACTTTTCCACCGTGCATCATACCGTGTTTAGCACCTGGCATCATTGTACCATTTGGCATTGTGTGCATTGCACCACCACTCATTTTTTTAACTTTTCCGCCAGTAGCTTTTTTAACTTTTCCACCTTTGTTATAAGTAGTAGTAGCCATTTTTTTACCCGGTGTTTTTCTTGCTTCGGGCTTAGACATTATTTTTCCAACCATAGTTTTCTCCTTAAGTCGTGTTTATACTAACAATCCCATTTTCGCAACGATTTATTAATCCTCGAATTAGGATCTTTTGCTGTCTTTGCGCTTGTTAGTTTTTTCTTCATGCCACTCATACGAGCGCAGAATGATTTACGTCTACTACTAGTTTTAGACTTGGTAGGAGCCTTAAGAGTTCCACCTTTGTAACTTGCTCGACCTTTAGCATTTAGACCACCAGAAGGTGATTTACCTTCTTTTTTTGTCCATGCAGCAGTCATTAATAAATTGTAGTAACAGGTCTTTTATTAGGTAGCATTAAATTAAAACCCCTAGGTCTGACTGTTCTTTGAATAGAACCCCCAACGTTTTTTTTAACAACTTTACTACCATATTCTTTTGTCCAATCTTTAGCTATTTCAGGCTCATTAGCCCATAAATATTTTCTTTGTTTTTCTGATTGAAAAGGCATTATTTAGTTAATCCTTTAGCCTTCTCAAAACTTCTCAAGCTAGCGACGCCGAGCATTGAAGTGACAATTGCTAGGAGGGGCCCAGTTTGAATTTCTGGAGCTGTTAAGTTTAATCCTGCAAATTTAGAGTACCATTCTACTGCGGGGGAGAGAATAAATTCAAAGGCAAGCGCGAAACCTCCACACCAACCAATAAATGGCCTCCACCCGGAAACAAATATTGATCTGTGTCCAGCTTCTTTGGCATTTACATCAAGTTGTTTTTCAGCTAACTTTTGCTGAATACGTTGCATTAAAATCTTTTTATCTAACTTTTCTTCTTCTGATGTATGAAGTGAATCTATTACAGAAGCTACTTGTTTAAGAGCCCCGTCTTTTCCACCAAATAAACTTCCTAAAACTTGTAATACCATATTATTTCCTATTGTTCCAAATTGCCATTATTCCACCACGTGATCTACCTGTTGCATATTTTTTTTCTAATCCAACAGGATTAATTCCCATACCAGGATTAAATATACTTTTACCATATAAACCTTTTTCTAATGTTTCGGCCATATCTTTTAAGTATGGATTTTTCATTGTATTCATAAACCCAGATTGTTCCATCTGTCTTTGAGGAGCAGCTCTTGGCCCATAAAATAATCTTTTTTGCCAATCTTTTCTATCACCAATTAAATCACTTTCTGGCTCATAAAAACCTCCTCCTCCACTAGTAGTAGGTATTTGATTAGGGTTTTTAGAAGGATTCATAATATCATAATACTCATTTAGTCCACCAGGAAATAAAGTATTATCATTTAACCAATCTATAGAATTTTGATTACCCGCATCTGCCATTTGACTTTGATCTTGAAATTCTGAGAAAGTTGTAGTGTATGGCTCGTTAGTTTCAACCGCTTCATTACCGCTAACAAAACTTCCTTCCATAATTAATTTAAGAAGCTCATTCGGCATTGTAGTGCCTTTGGTGCTAAAGATAGAGCCATCTTCATTAAGAGTAGCGTAACCAAAAGACTCTAAAACCTTAGGGTCCATTTGATCTAAACCTAATTTAGGTAAAAGATCTGGATCTATATTTGTAGAAGCGTAACCCATCCCTGGATCAGTTGATCCGGGACCATAAACTTCATTAGCTGGAATTGCATCGGGATGATTTTCGTTTCCCCCAAATAATGAAGTAGCGTAAGCATCATCAGCAAAATCTTGTTCTGCTGCCACATCTACAATAGGTGTAGTGTTTTGAGTGTTATTCTGATTATTATTCTGATTATTATTCTGATTATTATTTCCACCATAACCTGTATGTGTACCAGTGCTAGGTTGTCCTGGCGGTCCTGAAGATGGTTTTGGTGACCAAGGTACCCCGTAATCTAAATGTGGGTTAACCATATCTATTTATTGTATAAGCTGAATCTACCTCGTGGACCTAAATCATCTTCAGTATCATCAAAATCTACTCCAAAAGGATATTCCATTCCGCCAAAAAATGTTTGATCAGGTCCCATTCCTCTTGGTCCGGTTCCTCTATCAAAAAATGTAGCTTTTTGTCTTTGTGCTTCAAAAGGTTCTAATTGGTCTCTTCTACTTCCAAATAATTGTGGCTGTCTATCAGAATAAACATCTTGTGAAAAATCTTCTTCAAATAATGGTGGTCTATTAGGATAAGAATCTTCTGTGTCTGTTACTATACTTTCAGTTATATCTTCATAGTTCATTTGTGAGTCTATTGCATCTTGTCCACTAGCCATACTACGGCCACTTCCTGGTAACGGATTAAAAACATCATAACCAAGGTTACCTGCAATTTCATCCATTCTTCCACGTCCTGGAACTCTCTGTCCTGCCAGAGGATGACTTCCAGTATACCTTTTGTCTATGTATTTATCTGGTAGATAGTCTTCAAATCCTGATACCATTGAAAGACGATCAGTTGTTTGTTGATTTCTCCAAGCTGTTTCTGCTGTCTTTTTATACTCATCTCTTTTTTCATTGTCTTGCGCCATGTCGGAAAGATTCATGTATTTATCGTAAAAAGCTCTATCTTTTTCAGTCATCATGGACATTTTATCATTTTTAAAATCTTGATAACCTGAAGATTTACTTCTCCCATCTGCAACTGCTCTATCTTGATACATTCCTTGTAAACGAGAACCACGTCCTATGTTTTGAATACCATCTCCAATTCCTTTCATAAGTTTTAATGAAGGTAAATTAAAAGCAATATTCTTATATTCTTTGTCATATCCACTAGGAGTTTCTTCAAATACGTCTCTGTTCATTATAAATTCTTCTCTAGGATCACTGACACTTGTATTACTAATTCCACTAGCATATCTAGATCTAGGGTCAATATAAGTATTAGGCCTATTTCCACCGGTATTTTTGCTACCAAATAATCCAGGTTGACGTTGAGAGGAAGGTCCAAAAGGATTTCCTATTCCAATTGGATTAGAAAAAGATCTTCCTTGATTAGAAAAACCACGTTGGTTATCTAAATTAGAACGTCCTCCACCCATTGATCCTGGATTTCTTTTTAATCTGTTGGATCTATTATTTGGATTGACTGGCGTATATACATCTCTACCACTATTACCTGTTCTAAAAGAATAGCCTGTTGGAGCTCTTCTACCTTTATATTTTCCTGGTTCTAAACTTGCCATTTAATTCCTTTTAGTTACTCTAGCCAATTATATTAATGTTTTAAGAACAATTAGCACAACTGCAGTAACAATACCAGCTTTAACCCAGTCTTTCATACCCCAATCACTCCACTCTTTTAAATGTTCCCAAATATCTTTTAATAACTTCATATTATCTCCTTTTAATGTATTGTAGGTTTCTCAATATGAGAACCCTCATAATAAATCTCATCAACTACTATAAAGGAATCTAGCATAACTTCAAATACTTTTTGAGCTTGCTCTGAACCTAAAGCGTCAATATATAAATTTCTTGTAACAGCAGCTAATCCTGCGGCAACAATTAATTGATCATTTTCTTTAACATTAATCAACTGTAATGCAAGAGCTTCTGCTTTTTTCATTACATCTATTAGTTTAGTTATCTTTGAGTCTACCATTTGATTTCCTCTCTTTCATAGATGCAATATTTTCATTACTCCTTGTTCTACGATCTTCACGAAGGGTAGATAAATTTTCTTTTATCTCGTTCGCAGTGTCCTTTGCTTGATCTTTTATTAACCCAAAAGATTCTTTCATAACAGTTCCTTCAGCCGCATTAGACATTTTTTCTCTTTCGAGATCTAATTTTTCAGCTTCCACAGAAGTTTTAAGTAACATTGATTGATCATCATGCTCACCTTTTTGCATTAATTCTGCAGCTCGTAAATCAATTTCTTGTTGTTTTAATTTAATTAACGGATCTTGATCCTCTAAACCACTTCGTTTAGTTTCTTCCGCAGCCATTTCTTTAATTAACTTAGCTTCAACAACAGAAATTTCAGATTCTTTTTGAACCATAAATTCTTCTTGCATTTTTTGAACTTGTTGCGCCACTTGTTCTTGTAGCGCAGGATTTTGTTGCGCCTGTTGTTGCATTTTTTGAACTTGTTGTTGCATTTTTTGAGATTGAGGTAACATTTTTTGTTCAATTTGCTCTGCTGAAAAAATAGAAATGTGACTTAAAATATGTCCTTCCATCATTGCATACAACTGTGGATTAATTTGAACAGGGCGTGTAAACATAAATTCTGCGTGTGCTTCTATGTGAGAAGGATGATTTTGTTTTGGAAAGGCTTTTGGTTGTTGACCAGTCATAGCTTCTGAATTTTCAGTAGCTGGACTTTTAGGATTAGGGTTACCCGGATCTGGTTTTAATAATGCATCTAAATTATCAACATCTAATGCTTGGTACACACGTCTGTATGCTTCGCGTAAATTATGTAATTGAGGAGCAGCTTGTGCCAGTTGTAATTGTTGTTGCGCCAGCATAACACGCTGGGACATAGAAAATATATTTGGATTAGATATAGGTAAAATATCTACTCTTTCATCAAAGTCTTGGGCTTTAATGGCTCTATTACCACCACGAACCATATAAGGATACTCAGGAGGTAAGTACATTTGAATACAACGAGCCAATAAATTAAACTCAATTCCTTGAGCATAATGTAAACGTTTGTGAATTGCACTCATTACTTTAGTGCCACGTTCAAGTAAAGCTAGTGTTGTTCCAACTGGATTTTGTTCACTTCCATCACCCATTTTCATATCTGCAATAGCGGCGAAAGATTTTCCAGCATCCACACAAAAACCTAATAATGCAAATAAAGTTTGCGAAGGTTCTTTATAAGGAAGGGGCATAAGTGACTCTCTAATAGAGGTACCAGTCACGTCAACATCACGAAATTCACCTGGTTGTAAAGGGGTATCATCATTACGAATACGCATTCCACGCGCTTTAAATCCTGCTGGTAAGTTAGCTAAGGTTCCTGCATCAATTAACTGTCGTAAAACACTTGTTGCTGTTCTTGATAATCCACCAAGCATGTGTATTAAACCAAAGCCGTAAAAGCCTAGTCCCGGTAAAAATTTGTAATGAGTAAAATATTCTATTCTCCCTTTTGCAGGATCTTCTTCCCTCCAATTACGGCGAATGCCTAAAACTTCGTTAGAATAATTATCAATAGTAATGATGTAAGGTAATTTAATTCCTTGCTCATCTTCAAAACCAGGAATATCTGCATCAATGTGCATTTCTAATAATTGATGCTCATCATCATCTTGAGGAATACCTGGACTAACACCTTCTAACTCGTCAATCTTATCTTGAACTTCATTTACACCAGTGGAAATAGATCCTGTTACTAATTCAATGTCACGGTAAAAACCACTTACTTGTTGTTTACGTAAAGTATTACCATCTATTTTTGTTACATGTGTAATACGGGTTGCATCTTGTAAAGAAGTTGCCATGTAGTTAACAACACAATCTTCACCAGATACAAATTTAGAAACAGGACGCATTAATTGTCCATCATAATATGTTTTCTTAAAAGCTGATCCGGCTAATGGTAGATAAAATAATAATTGATCCATATCAGGATCATATTCTTTCATCACATGGGTAATCATATAATTCATGTAATCTTTTACACGTTTAGCTTGTTCTTCTACTTGTGGTGTAATTTCACCAACTATCTCTGTATTAACTGGTCCTGCTGGAGGTAAAAGTTCTTTGTAAGCTTGTGCTTGAAATTGTGTAACTGATTCTGCTAATAAAGGATGAACCACGCCGCTGGCACCTTCAAATGGTTGTGTACGTGCATCATATTTAAATCCTAGCATATCTAACCCTTTTGTATAGGTATCATGCCAATCTTTTCTTGAATCAAAATCTGCTTGATAAGCTGAAGTTAATTTATTTGCTAAAGTACGTAAGTCATCTTCTTCTATGTAGTCGGCTAAGTTTGCATTAAAAGGAATTTGAGATTGATCTATTGGTGCGTTAGGATCTGAATTAATTTCTGCTCCACCATCTTCTAAATTTGTTATTTCAAAACCTTGTTCCATTGAAGTAGAATCATCTGGAAGTTGAATTTCAGTAGAACTACTATCTGCAATTTCTATTCCATCTGTTAATGCTTCTATTGCTTTTTCAATTGAGCCTGCTGCCGGCATTCTTGATTTAATAGCCATTATATCCTTGTCGTTTATTTACTTGTCCACCCCTATTATACACTGGAATAGTGGATTCACCAGCAAATTTTTTACCTGTGTTTATATCACGCATGGAGATAATAGGAATCTTCTCCCATGTAAAGCCATTTCCATCCATAATAGTTGTGTCACCAAATTTAAAACCACTTTTTTTAGCAATACGTTTCATAGCTTTAACACCAATCTCCTCATAAAACTTATCACCACCTTTTGGAATACCTCCATATTGTTTTTTCATTTTACCGGTAGATAAACCTATACCATCATACCCTTGATCATCAGCCATCTTCATTAATCCTTGCATAAATACTTTTGCATAGTTTTCTGATTTCTTAAAAGGTACATCAGGATGAACTGAACCACTTTTTCCCGTTTCTGCATTTTGTTTTTGTACTTTTACCCTTAAACTTTTTATATCACCAACTAATTTACTCATTGCCTTTTCAACATTCTTTAATTCAGCAACATTTTCAGGTAAATTACGTTCTTCACGGGGTAATTGTAAAAGATTGTCTTTTCTAAGGCGTGTAGATGCAAGAGTATCTTCTTTTTTAACTAATTGTGCGGCAAAATCACTCATTTCAGTCATAACATTACCTTTATCAAGCCTTGGCGCGTACCTATACCCTTTTTGAGCCACATTTTGATGTAAATCAGACTGTGTTTCTTCAACAAGTAGTAGTTTTCTACCACTTTCGTCAGTTCTTTCACTAAATCTAAGCCAACCAAACGGTGAATTACCACCTTCACCTTTAAAACCCTCTCCACCAAAATGACCACTATTATATTTTGATTCTGCGGATCTTACAGACCCATCTTTAAAATTATGGTAAAATTTAAGCTCTCCATAACCAGATCCACCTGGAATAAACTGTGTACCTTCATGTGTAGGGTTCTTTTTGCTTTTATAAAAGAATCCTCTTCCTTCACTCATATCACCCATACGGTATAAAAGTTTCTTGGTCCAAAAAGGAATAGGCACGTCTGCTGTCATCACATTTCTGTCAAATATGTTAAGTGCCTGGTATAGTTGTTCAAAGGCTTTTTCTTCTGGTATATTTTTAGATTTTGCTAATTGTGCAATATCTTCTTGTGGCACTAAATTTTTTAAAACTTCAAAATGATCTTTTTTTACAATGTCGTTTGTTCCATGAAACATTTTAGGAAATCCAGTTTCCCACATCTCTTTAAATTCAACTCCTTTATGCATCTCAACACCTTGGTAATTCTTTTTTAAAAATTTAATTATACTACTGTTAATAGGATCTGCGGCTGTATTAGATACTTGTAGGTTTTGCATATTATTAAGAAGCATTTCACGAACTTTCATTCCTGTCACATCTTGAGGAGGTTGTTGTAATTCATTAAATAAACGTGCGTCATTAGAAAAAACATTTGCAGATTCTACATTACTATTATTTGTTTTTGGACGTGTTTTTGTAAGCATTTGTACAATGTCATCTGCACCACGTGATACAGGCTCTGCCATGGAAATATCCATATCAATTTGTGGCATTTCCTTATTATACATTTCTAGTAATTCAGGTTTTGTAAGCTGTCTTTTAGAATCAGCTTTACCAACGTTAGTTAAAAGTGCTTCTAAACCAAACTCATCAAGTTCTGTTCCACTTACACCCGGTTTGTTTTTAATTGTTCCAAGCCATTGTTGGGCATTCATTTTAGCTGCATCAGGAGTATTTTCAATTGCATCTACTGTGGATAAATACATTGCGGGTTTATCTTCTACTGCTTGCGTAACAGATATATCACTTGCAGAAGAAGGAGTTCCTTTAGATTGTTTTATGTAACTTCCAACAGCTTTGGGTACTTTAGATAAAGTTTTGTATAAATTAAATACACCACCAGCCGCCATACGGTGTCTTTCGATACTTTCTTGAGGGTCTAATAAAGGTAAATCATCCACAACAGTGCTTGTATCATCTAAGTTCGTATCAATCAAGCCACCATCTTTAACTAAGACTCCTAAGTAAGGATGTTTATACTTACTATAAGAATAAGGATATTTATAAACACCCTGTGATTTTATTAAATCTGCAGCCTTAGCATCTGGCTGTGCAGACAAAAGATATTCAAATAGTTCTTCATATTCATCATCATTAAATCGTGGTGTTTTAAATTTTCCCCCACTAACTTGATATCCAAAAGCTTTTGGATTTTCACCTTTTATTGTAAGAATACTAAGTGCTTTTACCTTCTTTAATAATTTTTGTAATCTATCAAATTCACCTTGTAATTGAGGTGTTGGTTCAGCTTTTAGTGCAGTGTAAATATTCTTTATTGAGGCCTCTATGCTTCGTTGAATACTTTGATTTACGTAAGAAGGAGAAAGATACATGGCGTCAGGAGATCCACCAATATCTAAAAATCCACTAGCTCTATCTACTTTTGCAGTTTCTCCAAATGGAAAAATATGAGCAAAATCAATAAGTTTAGATTTAGCGGAATTACCAGGATAATATTTTTGAGCTATTTTATATAATGATTTTCCTAACTTAGAATTTGGATCCGTAATTCTCTTTTTTTCTTCTATTAAATCAGTTACTCCACTTTTGTACTTTTTTACAGAAGTGCTTAAATTATCTAAAACACCTTCATCTTTATTTTTTAATAAACTTAAAAAATTTTCTGGATCTTTGTAGTGTAAACCACGTGCTTGATTAGTTAAAATTGTTTTAGAAACCTCGTCTTTCATTTCATTAGGAAAAAATCCTTTTTGTTTTAAAACTTTATTTGTTTCGTCAGCTAAATTTTTTACTGGTTTTTTAGTTTTTTTAAAAACAGGGTTGGAGTCATAAGGCCTGTTAAATTTTTTATTTGGCCCTTTTGAAGATTCTACTCGTTTAGCATTTTCTTCATTTAACCATGAATTAAAAAGATCGTCTACTTTTTTCTCCCCCCAAGCATCTTCAGCTTGCGCTTTTGTTAGAAAATAATTTCTTGGTATTTCTTTAGGTGTAGGAGGAGACATGTAAGCGTTTGATATGTCATCTTCGTATCCTTTTACTCTTTCTTTATATTGGTATCCAAAAAATGGATTATCTAATGTTGATTGACTTACATTATTATCTTTTAAGAATTCAATTTCTGCTAATCGTTTAACATCTTCTTGAGGAGAAAGTTTATTGACAAGTGATTCAATGCCTTTAGGAGCTTCTCGTATAATTTTAGCAAATCTAGAACCTGCTTTAATAGCTCCCGCAACCATTTAATTTTCGTTAGAAAGAAGACCTGCAACATATGGAAGAGAACCAATTCCTCCGGCTGCACCCATCATACCTGCTGTTTTACCTGCTGTTTTTGCTGCAGCGCCTGGAGCTTTCATAGCTCCTTTAGCAAATTTAGCAATACCTGTTGGATTTCCTGTCATCATACTTAGTGGTATAGCGGCTAATTCTCCAAACATTTGTGCACCTTCACCTCCAATTAAATTATAATCTATCTCTCCTGCAGCTGTATTATCTGGTCCAAATCCTTGGTTCCCGAGTAATGTTCCAACAGAAGTTCTATCTAGATAATCAAAATTATCTCCTCCTCCACCAACGGTGCCAGAGTCTTTTAGATTAAACATAGCGTTTGCTACTTTGTATGCTTGTCCATCATTTTGAATTTTATAGACACCTGCATTAGGTAATTGTAAATCACCCTTGCTCCACGCAACATTAATACCATCTATTTCATTAAAGTTTTTTATGTGAATACTATCATCATCTTCATAATAGTCACGACCTTCTAACATATATTGATCTTTTAATTCGTTTGTTTTACCTTGAGCCCAAGTTTGAAAGCCAGGACTTCTATTTAATAAAGTGTTAAGTTCTTCACGGTTATTAGCAGTGTACCCGGCTTCTTGGGCCAAGGGCATAAGTTTTTCGGCTAATAGTTCTGGTGTTAAAACATTTTGACTTAAGTGTTGACTTAAGTAATCTTGAAATCCTTGGTCTGTTTGATCTTTAGAAATCCTTACAAAATTTTTATTTTTTACGTCTGATGTAGCCATTCCATATAAGGAATCTACCCAACCACTATGTTTAGAACCTTCATCGCCATAAGAATTAACTCCAAGTAATCTTTCTGCTAAAGGCAGTGTTTCCATACCATATTCAGCCACCATTTTTGCAGTGTTGTATCCTGCATCAAGGACCGAGGATCCTGTGGTAAAAGCTTCATCATCTGGAATAAAAGCAGAATCTAAAGATTCTTGTTCCGGTGAATAATTTGTATTTTCTTCTGTATCTGCAGTGTCTACAGTGTAGTCTTTCATACTTGAAGGTCCAACTAATTTCCCGTCTTTTTGTCTAAGTCCTCCAGCCATTAATAGTAACTCCTCCTGTTATTCACCGCAAGATTTGGATCATCTTCAAAATCATCTTTTAGTTCCACATAATAACCCTGTCGATAACGCATTAACGCTTGTGTCATGCTATCAACATAATCATCATGATCCCCAAAAGGGAAAGCCGCACACTCCTCGATAACCTCTTCTGCCCAGCGTTGGTCGATTGGCGCAAAAACTGCGCCGGATTCAAAAATAGGTGCTACACTATTTACTCTTGAGTGTTTATCATTCCCTTTCGACGGTGTAAAGTTAATTACAGGTATTCCCGCTTTTTGCAATTCATGTGTTAACGGAAGACCACTTGCCTTTGCTTCAACTAATATCAATTCCGGTTCCCAATACTTATATTGCTCTTGTGCTTTATCCTTTAGTTCAGGAAAGTTCCACCGGCCTCGTTTCGCGTCTAATAAAATAATGCAGTCACGTTCTCCATCCACGGGTGTAAACACACCCCATGTGGTAATGGCTGAATAATCGGCAGATTCTTTTTTAGAGAATGCTGTATCATAAGATTGAATAACATATTGTAATTTTGGAATTTCTTCTTTCTCCCATTTTTTCCACCACTCACGTTTTATAAGTGCACCTTCCTCGGCCACGGGATTTTGCATCCATTGGGCTTGCCACTTAGCAATAGGAATAGAAGCTTTAACAGAGTCTAATCCTTTCATATCCCAAAAATTTCCCCACATAGGTTTATCATTGATGACAGCTGGAAACTCTACAATTTCCCATTTGTCCGCCGCATCACTTTTATTTTGAGCGTCTAGCAATTTTCCTGTTAAGTCCTTAATGGACCAACGGGTCATAACTAAAACTATAGCGCCACCA